CGGGTGTTAAGGGAGGATGGGACGCTCTGGCTTAATTTGGGGGATAGCTATGCGGGGAGCTGGAAGAATCAGGGCAGGAAAGAGGAACGCGGGACGCAACGGCGGATCAACGGGCCGATGATGCAATCATTTAACGGGCATCCGGCCCCGGTGAGCAATGCCGGCGTGGTGCCGGCGGGATTAAAGGGAAAGGATCTAATTGGCATCCCGTGGCGCGTAGCGTTCGCCTTGCAGGCCGATGGCTGGTGGCTGCGGCAGGATATTATCTGGGCGAAACCGAACCCGATGCCGGAGAGTGTGACTGATCGGTGTACGAAGGCGCACGAATATATTTTTCTGATGACTAAGAGCAGCCGGTATTTTTACGATGCTGAGGCGATACGCGAACCACACGAAACTAGAAATGGGGAAGCCGGTTCGACGTGGGAAAAGCGAAAAGCCGAAGGGCACCCCATGCGATATGGGCACGATGTGGAATTGCAATCTAGTTCTTATCTTGGGCAGCATCCATCCGGCCGCAACAAGCGCAGCGTTTGGTCGGTCACCACCCAGCCATATCCAGAAGCCCACTTTGCCACTTACCCGCCTGATCTGATTAAGCCGATGATCCTGGCCGGCACCAGCGCGCGGGGGGCTTGCGCCAAGTGCGGGGCACCACATGAGCGGATGGTGGAACCAACTGAGGAATATCAGAAAATTCTGGAGCATGGCCGGAAGGATCCATCATGGAAAGGCGAACGAAGGAAGGAAGCATTGCAAATTGGAGTGGCATTTGGAGACAAGCCAGAATCATGTTCGTCGAGTTACAAAACTCTCGGCTGGCAACCAACCTGCCAGTGTAATGCCGCAATCGTTCCCTGCACCGTGCTCGACCCCTTCGCGGGGAGTGGTACCTCGGGCGCCGTCGCCTTGGAATTGGGGCGCAAAGCGATTTTGATTGAACTTAACCCCAAATACGTTGAACTGATTGAAGAGCGGTGCACGACAACGATAGGGTTGCCATTCTAAAGGAGGTGATTGAACATGAACACGAAACCGAACAACAAGCGGCCGGCAGGTGGCTGGAGCGGGAAGATAACATTGGGGCGGACTGGGAAAGTTGGTCATCCAAGCGGGCACCCGTGCTGAAATGGATGAATTACTCGCTACCCCGCTAGGCTTTACCGAAAAGCTCTTGGGGTTAGAGCAGCACCTGTGGCAGGCCGAAGCCTGCCTGATGCTGGAGGATCTTAGCGGTAGGTTAAAGACCGCGGTGGTATCCCCTAATGGCGCCGGGAAAAGTCAGCGGGTAGTGGCGCCGGCGGCTTTGTTTGTCCCTTTCATTTACCCGCAGGGGAAAGTTAAGATTACCACCGCTGACGCCAAGCAGTTGGATGACCAGATTATCCCGGCGATTGAGCGGCATATAGCCAAGTTCGAGGGCTGGGAGAGTAAACATTCGCCGTATTATCAGGTTAAGACGCCTACCGGGGGCGGGATCAGCGCCTTTACTACCGATGATCAGGGCCGGGTGGAAGGGAGCCACCAGGAATTGCCCGACGGACCTCTCTTATGGGTGGTGGACGAGGCCAAGACCGTCACCGACGAAAACCAGCAGGCAGTTGACCGCTGCGGTTATACCTGGCTCTTGAAAACCTCTACCCCTGGGCTAATGGGGATAGGAAGGTTCTGGAAAGATGTCACTGAAAGACGAGGAAACGGCAAAGACGGAACCTACAAAGTTATCCAAGTGGGTGCAGAAGAATGTCCCCACAAAGATCCTAAAATTGCCCAAGACATTATCGCCAGTTACGGCATCGACCACCCGTTTACCAGAAGTACCGTCTTCGGGGAGTTCATGGCAGAGGATCAAACTAACCGGTTTTGTTGTTCGCTATCGAGCCTGGAACGGTGTCTGCGTAATCCGCCTCCGGAGCGACCCGGAGGGCGAGTGGCGTTCTGCGATTTCGCTGGCGGAGGCGATGAAAATGTTATTGCTCTGCGCAGCGGGAATCGAATCACGCTTGAAGCGCACTGGCGCGAAAAAGACAAGCTCGCCGCCGTCGGCCGCTTCATCCAGCACTTCCGCCGACTCGAGCTAAAGGAAGACGCCATTTATGGGGACGCATCCGCCAAGGATATGTGCGACCTTTTGAGCGAAGCAGGCTGGACCATAAATCGGATAAACTTCGGGAAAAAACCCGAGAACGATTCCTATATCAGTTGGGGCGCGTATGCCTGGTTGAGTTTCGCTAATGCGGTCGAGAAATGTGAGATCATCTTGCCTTTCGATGAAACCTTGAAAGCCCAGTTGACCACCCGGATGAAGCACATCAATCGCACCGGGAAATGGGCCATCGAAGACAAGTACTATATGAGTAAAGAGCGAAACTTGCCCTCTCCGGACCGAGGCGACGCCGTGGTGGGCGTGTGGACGGTGTACGAAGGACATTTCCGGGCTGAGTCAAAAGAACCTTTTTCAATTCCTAGCGGGTATGTTACAAGTGGGGCAGTGTTCGATGAACTTGATGGCATAGAGGGCTTACTGGCCAAGATCGGCGCCGACCCTGGGGTATAAGGATGAAGCTGACCCGGGAAGGCTCAAGGAAACTGCACTCCTGCCTTACCCGCATGGCCATCCGCGGGCTCGACCGCTGGGGGAATTGCTTTGATTTTTTTGAGTACGCGGCCCGTATCGACAAAGACGGTGTTTTGCAGGTTGCCGTACTAGCAGGTGACCACAATAGAGCGCACAGATTTGTAGGTACTTACCCCAAGGTTATCGGAAAATTGAACGAACTTATTATGTGTGCTGAACTATGGGACGAGTAATGTGACCCCGAGGAGCACGTTTCCTGTCCCACTCTCTGCGACATTCCCGACACCAACGCCTGCCCTTGGAAGTATAAATGTTTTCCGGAATAAATGGATGTCCGTGATGGCAATGAGTCTTTCGTCCATCGCCAGGTTGGCGAAGCCTAGCCCTGCCTTTAGCAATCATGTCTCGACAATTATCAAGGTATGTGCCAAGGAACAGATGTTCGGGATTCACACAGCTTGGATTATCACAATGATGGCAGACCAGCATTCCTTCTGGAATCGGGCCATTAAACATCATCCAAGCCCACCGATGGGCCATTATCAGTTTCTTCCTGTTGTGGCCCGCGAAACAGCCATACCCTTTGAATGTGCGTCCACCGACCCAATTCCAACAGCCGTCATTTGTGCATGAAACTTTTCGCCAGAACCGTAAGCAGTGAATCATCCCAATATTGGATTCAAATTACACAAAGTTGGCAAGCATTATGAAGAGAGATTTTTACAATGAAATTCTGGAAGCCTTGGACGATAGACGCGACTGGGAACGCGCCCAGAGCGCCTGGTACCGCATCCGTCATGGTACTACCCCGCGGCGCAACCTCCCCTTTGCCGGCGCCGCCAACCTCAAATTCAAGATTGCCGATTCCCTGATAGAGAAGCTGAAACCCTTCTATATCCAGCAGCTCTACTCCGATGAAGTCCTGGCCAGTTTTATTTCCCTCAAAGATCAGGACAACGCCCTCACCAGCGCCTCCGCCTACTGGTTTGATTACAAGCTAAAACAGGAAAGCAATTTCGAGCGCGAGATTTATTCCGGGGTGGATCAGACGCTCGAGTCCAGTTTCATCCCGATAAAGATATTCTGGAACCCTGAAGCCAAACAACTCGTCTTTAACCAGTGCGACCCCCTCCATGTCATCGTCCCCAAATGGACCGAGGAATACGAGGACGCCGATTGGCTCGTCCACGTCCTCCATTACAGCGAGTGCCAGTACCGCCGAAAAGAGCAGTTCAATCAGGACGACGAGTTTATCGGCCGGATTAAGGGCAAACCTGGCGATGACTCGAGCGGGGAGAACGAGAAACTGCAAGAGGTACTATTAAGAGAGGGGATCACCTGCGGGCAGCACGATGACCAAATTGTGCTGTGGGAAGTGTACCGCAAAGAATACTCCAAGAACGCCCCCTGGCTGGTTGAAACCATTTCCCCAATGATCGGGCCGGAAGAACCGGTTGGCCCATGTTTCGGGCTCCCCTTCAAACACGGTGACCTCCCCTTCTGCAAGATCCGCTACGAAATTACCAAGAAAGGCTATTATGCCACCCGCGGGGTCACGGAAATTACCGCCTCGGACGAGTCGTACCTTAATAAGATGTGGAACGCCAAAGCCGACTGGATGGCGTTCACGGTCAACCCCGCTTTCGAGCAGACCGGCGATGTCCCTATCCCTAATGCCGCCAATTTCACCCGTAAACCTGGGTCGATCATGCCTAGGGGGCTGGTCATGCAAACCCCGCCTCCGGCTCCAGTCGAACTCAACCAGGAAATGGAGTTTTCCCGTGAGCACGCTGAATACCGGGTGCAAATGCCTGACCTTGGCGCCGCCAGCCACATGACGGCCGGTCCAGGTCGCGGCGGCGGTCAGGCCGATAGAGTCACCGCCACCCAGATTAACGCCATCGTGGGGTTAAGTAACCAAAGCAACGATTTGCGAGCTCGAATCTTCCGGCTGGACCTCGGGCGCATCTTCAAGATGTCGTGGGACGTTCTCTGTCAGTACAACAGTAACTTGATCGGCGCCGACGGGATGCCCGATTTGACCAGCCTTACTTATATACTGCAAGGGTCAATCAAACAGCTCGACCCCCAGGCCCTCCATACCGATTACCTGATTACTCCGAACGGCAGCCCAGATTCGTGGAACAAAGCTGGCCGCACCCAGAAAGCCCTCACTTATTACCAGCTTCTTATTAGTAATCCCTTTATCAATAAGGGCGAACTGACCAAATGGCTGCTCGAGCACGATGACCCCCGCAACGTAAAGCGGTTCTTCCAAGACCCGCAGCAGTTGCAGCAGAACGAAACCGAGGTGCAACAGAACGAAATCGTCAGGATTCTCAACGATTTCATGCCCAATGTCCACGAGTGGGACGATGACAAGGCTCATTTGGCCGCGCTCGTCCAGTTCTATGATGTCCGGATGAAAGAAGGTAAACCGGTTACCCCGATGCAGGCCCAGGCCTTCATGCAGCATACCCAACTCCATTTGCAGGCGCTTGGGATGAAGAAAGATCCTGAGTTGCCTCGAGCCCAACAAGCGGTCATGCCTTTCATGAAGATTTTGCAGCAAATCGC